TGGATCGCCATTCCTAATGCATTCATCAATAGAAGTAAAATTATTATTATGCTCGGGATTGTCTAAGAAACCTTCTACTGTAGTCGCTGCATATGGCATTTCATAGACATTTTTGAGTTCTGGCACATTTTTATAATTCGTCGCCTTCTTTTTGACATTCTTAATCTTATTGTTCATTAATTGTATTTCATAATCATCTGAAGCGACATTTGAACGTTTTTTTCTAAATGCAGTTTTTTTCCATTTTGTTTCACCGCTGGTATTATTCATAATATTATGGTAATTATAATATTGTGATATAAAATCTGTGATAGTTTATCGCGCGTATAACATTCCACAATTACCACCAATAAACGAAAGTACATTGTAACGCTCTTCAAAGAGAGTCATATTGTAGTTGTATTCGTAGAGCCGCCAGTTGGTTTTTCTTACGCCTATTGTATTCCCAGAACCATCACAGACAATATCAAAGGCTGAATTTAACGGATCTATCGTCGGCACATAAGTCGTTAGTTCTAGTTCTATAGAACGGAATTTACTTAAATTGATAGCACCCGATGGCTGATATTCAAAAGGACTCGTATTCAAACAGAAATTATAACAATACAGCCCGTCTTTCGCCGAACCTTTTGTTCTCACATATTTCTCAACATATTCATAGACGCCATGTGTCATCAAGTTTTCGCGATATTCGCCATTTAATAATATTCCCAATGTTTGTAAAATATTCCGTTCATTATCTGCATTGAAATCGCCCGTAATATAAATACCCGTATTGACACCATCTTTTGGGTCATTGAATGGCCCGCGCGCATAATTCGTGTCCAGAGAGTTGTCTTGTGGTGCTAATTGTAAATCTCCAGGAATGGTACGATAGGGCCAGTTCGTGTAATTAGACCATTCGTTTCTCAGGTTTGCATCATTACGTTGTAAAAACCACATCCAACTGGCTACCATTCCACTTGAATAGAGTCGTAATTTTCGTGCACCCGTTACATTTTCAAATTTATGCTGAAATACGTCTTTCACTAAATATACTTGATCTTCCAATGCGAATTTACTCGCTTCGTCTTTGGATAAGAAACAATAGGTGGATAGAAGGTGAATATCCGCGTTCCATACTGAAACTTGATTACCGTAATTTTCCGGAGTCAGTTCTACGGCAGGAGGAGTTTGTAAAAAACGATACATTTGAAATTGTGATTGATTGAAATCAGGTTGTATGTAGGGATATAGCTGAGAATAATTATAGACATCGCGAATCTGAAATAGCTCTTGAATGGGTCGTAATGTTACGTTGATGTACAAGTCGTTGTATTGTAATGCAATTAGGGGGAATGCGCATCGTGCATCCAACGTAAACCAAGTGTTGATGGGTATATAGATATCCCGCCCCCTTATGGATGGCTCTGCACCTACCGTATTTCTCGTATAATATGCATTGGGATACGTATTGATACGTCCCAATGAACCTTCTGGTTCATAGAATTCGGGAACATTTCCGGTCATCCGGTTGAATAACTCTTTTTTTTCGGCACTAAAATCGCGCTCCACCATTGCAGCCAAATATTCCCCCGAATATTTCTGTAGAGTCTGAGAACCACATGTAATCTCAATTTCTTTTACAATATGTGTTCCGATATTACGAATCCACCGAAACTCATAAGGAACCCACCTTTGATTTGTATCATCAGTTGGGTGATGTAATGGACTCCAAATATCAGGTATAGTTAATACTAGATACGTGTCCATAAGTAACTCGGCATATCGCGGAACTCTAAACGTGAAGGTGGATGGTTCCGTCAATCGCAAATCGCGCGAACCTTCATAATCAATGCGAAATTTTTGTAATCCAAAATTACTATATTTGGAATAGGTGACTTTGAAAAATGTTTTACTTGGATTTCCGGTTAAAATGACACTATTATTCCCTTCAGAAATTATATTTAGTAATCCGCCTGGCATTGATTTTTATGAATGATATATTTATATAATATTATTATATTCTTTTCCGTGTATATTTTAAATGAATTTTTTTAAAAAAATATTATTGGCCATTATCATTATCATTTTTTCCGTACTCTTGTTTTATCTCTATAAACGTCGGTTGGAAATCATGGATTCATTCAATGAAGGGTTCATGACACCGAATAATATTTTAGCACTAAACCGTACGGTAAATACTCTTCCTTTGCATCAATATTGCATTAAAGCTTCATATAATTCTGCACTAGCCAATGATAACACAATTAGTCTAGATATGTTAGATACTGTACTCACACGTGGATGCAGATTCATTGATTTTGAAGTGTATTTTGTCAATAGACTTCCAGTAGTGGCTTATAGTACAGATGCAAGTTACACGTCTATCACTACATCCAACTATGTTCCACTTAAAAGTATTCTTGACCGGGCCATTGTGACTGCGTTTACATCGTCACCGACAAAGGCTGACCCACTTTTTATCCAACTTCGCATCAAAGCCATGGACCATAATGTCTATATAACCCTTTACAGAGAAGTCGCTAAGATTCTGGATTCCCTATTTCCCAGCAACACGCATATATCGCGATTTTATAAAAACAATGCGACGGGAAGTGCAGTTATTGTTGATAAAAATACGTTATTAAAAGACATCATGGGGAGAGTCATCATCGTATCAGATGTTTTCACAAATGATCAATACAACGCAGATACGACTTGTAATTCTGATAATACAGCGGTATTTAATAAATATATAAGTGCACTCAATGCACTTAGCGGACAAACGGATTCTTCAACAAGTGATACCGTAAAAAGCTGTTATGATTTGAAAAAATACGTAAACATGAATAACGGCAACGAGTTTCTGAGAACGAATGACTACACAACTGTTTTGGGCGAATGCAATAATCCGCCACATATCATGAATGATAATATAAGTACAAATGTAACGTCAATGCGATTTGTGAGTCCGGGACCAAACATATCGGGTCCCAATCCTCCGATTCGCGAATTCATAATAAACCACGGATGCCAAATTATCGCATATCAATATTATCATGATGATTCCGGCCTAGAAGATTGCGAGCAATTCTTTAGCGACAATAAATTCGCCTTTGTACCTATCTCCAAAGCTCTTCGGTATTTTAATAAAAAGGCGGAGCAGGAAAATGGATAAAAATCTCACTAGAAAGTAGAAGGAAGTATGACTGCTACGAAAAAGAAGGAAAAAAAAGGAAAATACAAAACGGATTTGTGTGATGATTCTATGACGTTTGAAGAATGCGAAATTGCCGTATTACGACATGCGGTGGATGAATCCGGTATAAAATACGCAGCGAAAGTCTATACAAATCAAGATGTCAAGGACATTTTAGCCATTGTGGAGGATTTTATTCGTAATAAACGGATGCTTTTATACGGCGGTACCGCCATCAATAATATTTTACCCAAAAGTGCGCAATTCTACGATTACGACGAAGAACTCCCCGATTACGACTTTTATAGTAAAAATGCATTTGCGGACGCCATTGAGTTGGCTGATATTTATTTCAAGCGGGGCTATAAAGATGTAGAGGCCAAGTCGGGTGTGCATTTTGGTACCTATAAGGTCTTTGTGAATTTCATTCCTATTGCTGATATCACCTATTTGGATCCCACCATTTTTAATTCGGTTATGAAAGAGGCGGTTATTATTGACCGAATGCACTATTGTTCTCCCGATTTCTTACGAATGAGCATGTTCTTGGAACTATCCAGACCTGCAGGTGATGTGTCTCGTTGGGAAAAGGTGTTCAAGCGTTTGACCCTGTTAAATACGCATTATCCGATGAATCCTGGGACAGACTGTATGTCGGTTGAATTTCAGCGCAAAATGGATTCCAATACCGAGTTATCGGAGAAATTGTATCTTACGGTTCGTGACGCATTCATTCATCAGGGTGTCGTTTTTTTCGGTGGTTATGCTGTCAATCTGTATTCGGAATATATGCCGGAGCATGAGAAAACCCTCATTAAAAAAATCCCCGATTTTGATGTTCTCTCCGAAGAACCCATAAAGGTCGCCGAATTTACACGGGATCGTTTGAAAGCCGCTGGGTTCTCGGATGTGCGTGTTGTGAAACATCCGGCCATTGGTGAGATTATTCCTGATCATTATGATATTCGGGTTGGAACCGAGACGGTTGCCTTTGTTTACACGCCGATCGGTTGCCATAGTTTCAATACGATTACGGT